TATTGAGAGATGATTTTAACTACGCACTAGCGTCGGCTAAAAAGATGCAAGATATTGTAGGAAAAGAAAATTACTTTATTGAAATTCAAGATCATGGTCTATCTGAGCAAAGAAAAGTATTTAATCAACTAATTGAAATTGCATCCATAATTGGTGCTAAAGTTGTTCCTAGCGGCGACTGCCATTACGTGCATCAGCATGATGCTAGAGCGCATGACATCATGCTATGCGTAGCAACTAACGCAAATGTCAACACTCCTAATAGATTCTCTTTTAGTGGCGATGAGTTTTATCTGCAATCCTATGATGACATGGAAAGAAGATTTAATTCAGAGTGGCTGAAAAATACCATGGACGTATGCGACATGGTAGATGTTAACCTTAATTTTGGAAATATTTATTTTCCCAATTTTCCTATTCCCACAAATGAATCTTCTATAGACTATTTTGAACGATTAGCGTGGAGCGGATTGAAGGAAAGATATGGCGACCCACTTCCGCAACACATTGTAGACAGAGCTCTCTATGAGATGAGAGTCGTAAAAGATATGGGCTTCCCAGAATATTTCTTGGTTGTTTCTGATTTAGTAAATTGGGCCAAAGATAATAATATTAGAGTCGGATGGGGTAGAGGGTCTGCTGCTGGAAGTATTTTGTCATACGCATTTAAAATTACTAATCTTGATCCTATTAAATTTGGTTTAATGTTTGAACGATTCTTAGTTGAGGGAAGAAAGTCCATGCCCGATATCGACCTCGACTTTGATGATAGACATCGAGACGAAGTCATTGACTATGCTAGATCAAAATATGGATCTGACCACGTTGCACATATCTGCACATTCAACAGAAGTGGTGCTAGACAGTCTATCAGAGACGCTGCAAGAGCTCTAGGGCACGATTTTACTACTGGTGACTCAGTTGCAAAGCTAGTTCCACCTCCTATTCTTGGCGTGTCTAAGAACCTGTCTGAATGTATGGATGTTGAAGATTTTAATCAACTTTATAATAAAGATTCAACAGCTAAAAATATTATTGACGCAGCTTTTGGACTCGAGGGACTAGTTAGACAAACTGGCATACATGCTGCTGGAATTGTTATTTCTCGTGAAGCTCTGACTGAGTATCTTCCAGTAATGAAAAAGGGCGTGGACAATCCGTTAGTCACCCAGTGGGACATGGGAAGAGTTGAGCAATGTGGACTTCTCAAAATTGACTTCCTTGGACTTAGAAATCTTGGCGTTATTGACTCATGCATTAAGTTGGTCCTTAAGCATAGAGGCATAGATGTAGACATAGATTCAATTCCCTTAGACGACAGCAAAACTTACGATGAGCTTTGCAAGGGAAACTGTGCAGGGGTATTCCAGCTTGAATCATCTGGGATGAGACAGCTGATGATGCAGCTTCAACCGCGTAATGTTGAAGACATTATGGCCTTAATATCCCTGTACAGACCTGGTCCAATGGGTTCTGGAATGGATAAAGAATACATTGACAGAAAGCACGGTCGTAGCAAAGTTAAATATGAGCATGAAAAACTAGAAAAGGTTCTAGCTCCTTCCCTCGGTATTATGTTATACCAAGAGGATGTATTAGGAGTAGCAAGAGAACTAGCTGGATTTACTTCAGCTGAAGCCGACGATCTTAGAAAGGTCATCGGTAAAAAGCTAATGGATAAAATTGCAAGCATTCGCTCAAAATTCGTAGAAGGCTGTCAAAAAACATCCGGACTAAGTGAATCTTTATCTAATAAAATATTCTCAGATATTGAATACTTCGGAGGATATGGATTCAACAGAGCACACGCAGCTAGCTACGCTATGATTAGCTATGTTACAGCCTACTTAAAGAGTAACTATACAGTTGAGTACATGGCAGCACTGATGTCTTCAGTAGTCGGCAATAAAGAAAAGCAATCTTTTTACCTGGCAGACTGTAGAAAGTTGGGAATAAATGTACTTCCTCCATCAGTTAATTATTCTGGAATTGACTTTGAAGTTGATGGAGACAGCGCAATTGTTTTTGGCTTGTCTGCAATAAATGGAATAGGTGGTTCTATTGCAGACGCAATAGTTAATGCTCGAGATTTAAGTCTTCCATATACTAGCGTATATGATTTCTTTAGAAGATGTGATCCTTCAACGCTGAAAAAAACAACGCTAGAACATCTTGCAAGTGCGGGAGCTTTTGATGAGCTATTTGACTATAGGGATGATCTAGAAATTAACAGAATACAAGAAATAGAACTTCTAGAAAAAGAAAAAGAAGAACTAGGGATGTATGTAACTGATCACCCAGTTAACGGAATATGGGATATATTATCCAAGAAAATTGATTACGAAATTATTGATTTAGCAGAAGTTGCGACTGGAACTCCAGTAAGAGTTGGCGGAATTGTAACAGACGTAAAGACTATAATTACAAAAAAGGGGACTAAGATGTATAAGGTCTTACTGGAGGATATATCTTCAGATATAGAAATTGTCATATTCCCCAATTCGGCTAAGCAATTAAGTGAAGAACCTTTTTCGAAGGGGGACATATTTATTATGTCCGGATCGGTAAATAGAGAGAGCGATGAAGAGGGTTCTATTGTAAGATTATTTTACAATAATTCAGAAAAAATAGATTCACATATATTTTCTAGTGGAAAAGCTTTAGTATTTGATGTAGATAAAAGTATCTCGCCCTTAACTATTCAAAAAATATATGATATAATTGAATCGTCAAAAGGTGATAAGCCTGTCTATTTACAAATAGAAGACGGTGTACATAAGTTTATTTATAACTTTAAAAATAATACATCCGAAAAAGTTAAAAGTATTATAGAAGAAATTATTAGAATGGAGAAACAAAATGTCTAACGCAAACCCGTCAGTAAATCCAACTGATAAATGGTGTTGGGTCTTTTGTCCGTCCTGCAATAGGTGCCAGGACAAAGGGCGATATACAAAGTGTAACGGATGCAGCGGGCGCTACGATCCGCAGCTAAAAGTCAGTGCTGACAATGATGATTTTTGCGACTGTAAAAATGGAGTACTGAGATGGAAGACTCAGCAAGGTCGTTTAATAACTACCAAGTTTAAGACGAATCCATTTAAGGGTCAAGTGAAATATGAAAAAGTCACAGAGGATGAACGAGACTGGGACTCTTACGTTAAAGATATGAGAGAAAAATTAGATAATCCAAATTGGAATCCAATAGGTATTTACGAGGAGTAAAAATGTTAGAAAATTTCCCTGCAACGGTAGAAAAAGGTAATATTAAATTAACTGAGTATACTGATTCTACGTATAATTATGACGATAAGTTATTCTTGCAATGCACCTGTGTTGGTTTTTATTTAACACAGAAAGAACTTAAGGATCTGTACACAGTAGTAAGTTACTACTTGAATGCAGAAGAGCTTACAGAGGTCAAGGTATCTATAGGAGGCGAACATGTGGCCCTATGAAGAAGATGATCATATGGAATTAGGTGAAACTGGTTGGGTAGCAATTGGCGAGGGTGTTTATATGAATAAACTCAACAATCATACTATGGATGAAATCGGAAGAGAATTCGATGAAAATGGTCGATTAATATACGATCCCAATGAAGAGAAGTAGGAATATTTTTGAGTTCTATATTGATTAAAAATTATGATAGTTTAAACGACTTACAAAAATTAGGAGTAGTTGACTTTTCCTATTCAAGAATAGACACCTATACACAATGCGCAGCCAAGTATTTTTATTCCTATATCCTTAAGGAGCCTAGGCAATTTAATCCGCCAGCCGTACTTGGTAATATAGTTCACTCTGTTTTGGAAAATATTTTAGATAATGAAAAAACATTAGATATAACAGATCTTAGAAATGAATACGAAAAGAATATCCCTATTTGGGACCCTGATAATTTAATTTCTTCAGAGCTATTATCAGTCGGATCAGTAATCATAGATGAATTCTATGATCAACATGTTGACAAGAAGCTAAATATCTATGAAAAAGAAATGAGCTTTAATTTTATTATTGGAATATATAGGATCATAGGTTTTATAGATAGGGTAGATCTTATCGGAGATAGAGTTCACATTACCGACTATAAGACTGGTAAATGGGAAGCTACTCAAAAGGACATTCATAATAATCTTCAATTGGGTATATATGCGCTGGCAATGCACAACATCTTTCCTGAAAAAGAAGTATATGCAGAGCTATATTACCTAAGATCCGGAAAGAAAAAAGGTCATCTATTTTCTTTAGATGATATAGAAAATGTAAAAGTTAGAATATTAAAAGCCATTAATAGCATAATCGCAGACACCAACTTCCTGCCAACCGCCAACACAAGAATATGTAGCTATTGCGACCACGCAAAGAGCGAAGCTTGTGGAACTGGCGTCTTTAGAAATAAAAAGAATAACTTTAGATAAAAGAAAAGGGGCCGAATAATCGGCCCCAGATCTTTTTATTTTAAATACTGATCAGAAGTCAGTAACTGGATTTTCTTCAGCTGACAACCAAAGGTTGAAATCTTCGAATTCAGTAACCATCTTGACTGCGGTTCCATGATTGAATCCCAAAGTTGAGGTTAAGTCTTCAATGATTTCTTCATTGATGTTCTGATTGATACTGTTGATGATTGTTGTTAGTTTGTTCATGATGGTCAGTATATCTCTTCCTGTTTGTATTTGCAACACAAAGTGCAAATATTTTGCTTTTTTTATTTTTATGGTGTATAATTTATATCACCACATGTTTACCCTATGAAGGATATCGAATGAACATAGAAGTTGTCAAGCCGGAAGACTTTTTTTTGGAAAAATCTTCCTTCAAGAAGCATCCCAATCTTAATAACATTAGAAATAAATCAATCAATTCTGAGGTCATAGAAAATGATGGAGTCATTGCTCGGAAGAAGGGCAACGCTTACCAGTATACAAGGACCGGATACAGGAAAGATATTGAGCTAAATGTCAGGTCTAGCTGGGAAGCTAACTTTGTTAGAGTTTTAAATATTTACAAAATAGATTTTAAGTTTGAGCCAACTGTATTTCCATTCCCAATTAAAAGAGGAACCCGAGCCTATACTCCTGATTTCTTTTTAACAAGAAATAATGAGTGGATAGAGATTAAAGGGTATCTTGATGATAAAAGTAAAATAAAACTAAAAAGATTCAAAAGATATTATCCTGATGAATTTGCAAATTTAACATGTGTGATAAGCAAATATTCAAACGAAGCTAAAAATTTCATGGCAGAAATAGAAGTTTCTAAAATAGTCTTCTATGAAGATATAAGAGATTATTATAGCCAATATATTATAAATTGGGAAGGAAAAAAATGACGAGCTACAAAGAACAATACTACTCCTTAGCAGAGCAGGAAATGCAAGACCTAATATCCAAAACAAAAAAGGGATCATCAAAAGCTCAAGAAGAGTTATTAAAAGTATTTAGCAACTTCTTGACCAAGTATGTATCATTATTGTACTATGGGAAATTTAATTTAAACGACTATGACATCAGGAGATTTATCTCTCTTTTCATAAAGGATCCATCAACGCGCTTTGCCCTAATGAAAAATAAAATGAATAGTCATAATCTAAAGGTTATTAATGAGTGCATGAGGGGAATTCATTATATGACAAAAAGATATGGAGACGAAGAGGATATCAGGCAGACCGTCTATATGACATTCTTTCAATGCATATACAGATATGAAAGAAAGGATTCTGCCAAAGGGCCGATTCCATTTAGTGGATTTTTATATAGTTATTTTTTCTACCTGCTAAAGAAAAACGTAGACACATTCTTAATAGATCAGTTAGGTAGAAAAACATTCCCACTCTTAGACGACGACGCAACAAATGACGAAGGGGATGAAAACTTTGTTATTGGCTTTAAGGCTGACCCAATTGAGCACAGCATGGAAGAGCTCTTGGCTACCGATTCAATTGATGAATTTTGGGTTCTAGGCGACAAAGCACAGCCCCCCTTTGATAGACTGTCTGTGCAGGAAAGGCAGCTACTAAAGTGGAGATACGCTGATCTGAAAAGATCTAGTCAAATATCACTCATCATTAATGAGCATCCAAATACTGTAAGAGAACACATAAATAAAATAAAGCAAAAAGTAAAAGAAATAATGAAAGAAGAAAACATGGAAGAACTTTTCTTCCTATTCAAAACGGAGACGGAATGAATTCATACTCTTTAGAAAAATTACAGGAACTTCTTGAAAACTTTCTTGGTCCTCAACTAAAAGAAGTTATAGACGCGTACACTAATAACGATAACAATTACAGATACTTTATTGAAATACCAGAAACAGACATTGTAGATCTTGGTATAGAAAAAATAGCATCCCTGGTTGCCAGAACCTCCAACGTCTATGGTCGCTCCGCACGCTTCGCCGGGATAGCTAGAGCACAGTACAAGATACTAGAAGGCAAATATAAAAAGATATATAAGTCCAATAGAGTTGGAAAAAATGAAGCTGAGCGTGAAGCTGCTGCCATGGACGCAGCAGAGGACGAGTACTTTGCCCTAGTTACTTGCGAAGCTATTGTTTCCCTGGCCGAAGCAATGGAAGCCTCTGCTAGAATAGCATCTGAGTCCGCTAGAAAAATAATGGACAAAGTCCAGTCAATGCAAATAGCAGCATATAGGGAAGACAAAGGATCTTATTTGGATTCAGATTTTAGCACCTACTAAAAGTTAAAAGGATATTATATGTTTATCGGTTACTATAAGAGTGTCAATTCTTCTAAGGAATTTTATTCCACTAAAAGAGAAGATCTAAATTTCCCCATGCAAGTCGAGTACAAGGGGGATAGATATCTTCTTGGAAAGACTATTCAGGTTACTCTAAGCGGAGAGAAGAACCTCAAAGAAACTGCCTCTAGGCACGGGATAGAATGCGACGTTAAGATAGATCCAAACACCATCAGCTAAGTAAGTATTATTAATAAAAGATTGGTGTTTAATATCATGAACATAGAGGTATTTTGCGATGGCGCATCTAGAGGACAAGGGCAAAAAAAGTTTGGTGAAGCAGCTTGCTCTGCTGTGGTCTATAAGAATAGAAAAAAGATTGCACAATTTGCTAGAGGATTAGGTCCCAGGACCAATAACGAAGCAGAATACGAAGCCGTAATAGCCGGACTATTGATATGCTCAATGGCAGACTTGGTGGATCCGATAATATATACAGACTCTGCCGTTGTGGCAAACCAGGTCAATGGTAGATGGAAGTGCAAAAACGATGCGCTCATACCACTATTAATGACCATTGAAGAAATAAGAGATGAATTTAATTTTAGGGTAGTACAGGTCAAAAGATCTTTTGTGTGGGAGCCTGACGCTCTAGCAAACGCATTTTTAAATGGATTAGAGATAAGAAAAGAACACATTAGTAGATCCTAAGTGCTATAATGTACGTATGAATAAAAAATATTACAAAGATTACCCTATAGTTATTGGCCTAGCTGGCAAAGCTGCCACTGGAAAAACTTCAGTAGCAGAAAAAATTGTGCCAAAAGCTCAAATAAATAGCGTTAGCAACCACATAGTCTGGGATCATATCTTTTTTGCTCTCCCGTTATATGAGTTAGCTTCAGTAAAAAAGAATACACTTGGTATCCGCCAAAAGGATAGACAACTTTTTTCTATACACGAAATTGTTTATGATATCTTTGGATCCAATGCCATTGGTTCCATCCCTTCATATGAGGCTTTCACAAAGCTAGTCAATGATATATACGAACTTCCGATAGAGGAAGAGGGGATCAAGCCGAGAACATTCCTACAGAAGGCTGGAGACCTATGCCGTCAGCATGATGAGCAATGCTTCGCTAAGTGGGGCGTGTTAAAGTCAAATAGAATATATAGGGAGTACATGAAAAGTCCCGAGTATGTAGATAATGATAATCCCTTGTGTGTTATAATATCGGATGTTAGATTTGAGAACGAGGCAAAGTCTATACTCAAGCAACCAAATGGCATGATAATATGCTACGAGGCTTCTGAGGATATTAGGGAGGAACGAATGATGAAAAGAGACGGATATAAAATGACATCTGCTCAAATGAATCATAAATCCGAACAAGAGATAGATCTAGTCAAGGACATGGCATCAGCTATTATCAATACTGATAACCTAACAATAGAAGAGCAAACCGCAGAAACAATTAAGATTGTACAATCCCTTACGGACGTATATGCCTAAGATAACAAAAACAGCAATGGAGCAGTCAATTGACTCTCCCATAGACCAGGTGGTGAATATTTTGAGTTCAGAAATATCTATTTCAACTAATCCAGTATTTATATGTGGAGTAAATAGAAAGATTAATATTGGTAATTTTGAAAACATAGACGTCTATGCTGGAATTACCTTGCCCTTAAATGATGTTTCCTTGGAAGATAAAGATAAACTAACTGAGATCATAGAAGCTGCAGCTTCCTATGGCTTTTCAATTGTCTCAAAAGAGACTGGCGAAAGATATCAGTTAATCAAAGAATCTCAACAAGGTAAATAATAAATAAAAGTTAGCTAACATACCAAAAAAGGACAAAAACAATGATAAAACTAATTAAAAAAATAGCAAGAAAAATACTATTTAAAAAGTCACCTGCAAAACTTGGTGGATATGATTTAGATGACAAAGCCAATGTCAAGGAAGATAAGCCGATTATATGGACAACTCCTACTACCTCGGTGAATTCTAAGGCTGCAGACATTAAGATCACACCCAGTGACCCATCTAAGGCATCCCCAGTTGCTAAGGCTGCGCCTTCAGTGGATAAAGTACCACAAAAGAAAAAGGCCGGAAGACCAAAGGGTGGGTCAACATCTAGCAAGAGCAACGCTCAAGTCCCTAAGAAGTCTCCACCAAATAAAAAGTAATATATTACAAACAAAATTGAGAGGCGCTGCCTCTCTTTTTTGCTATATGGGATTACTATACATATTACACTATTATACAAGGTAGGTCATCATGGCTAAGGATAAAGGGTGGGGAAGTAAAACTTCTTCAGAAAAAAATCAATATAAATATCTCAAAGACGCAGTAATGAATGTCCAAGATTTCCCAAAGACAGATACTAAGTATTCAGATCATTGGAAAAACGCTAAAAAGCAGAAGTAATCATGGCTTTTAAAAAGTCAATTTACATTAGTGGTCCTCGCATGGGTACAAATAACCAAAAAAGCAATGGTCCAGTTCTAGGCAAAAAACGTAAAGCTAGAAAGAAAAAATAATGGCGGCAAAAAAAGATTCACGATTAACTAAAGCTGGAGTTTCTGGTTACAATAAACCCAAGCGGACACCTAGCCACCCCACTAAGTCACATGTAGTTGTGGCTAAGTCCGGGGATAAAGTTAAAACCATTCGCTTTGGACAGCAAGGTGTATCTGGATCTCCTGCGAAAAAGGGCGAATCTGCATCGGACGCAGCAAGAAGAAAGTCCTTTAAAGCACGACACGCTGCAAACATTGCCAAGGGTAAGCTTTCTGCTGCCTTTTGGGCCAATAAAGTGAAATGGTGAACCATGTCAGCTTTTTGGTCTACAATCATTTCAGCTGTAATTTTGGGGCCACTAGTTGTACTCATTCAAAGAAGTCGTAAAGAAAATAAAAGTGATCATAACACAGTAGCTTCTGTCTTACTAGAGGTCAAGGATCAAATCATTGATCTTCATTCAAAAATAGATCACGTAGATGAGCAGGTCGACAAGGTTGACGATCAAATGCAGGGTCACATGATGTGGCATTATAAGAAATCTACCGAAGGAAAGAAGAAAGTAGAGGGGGTGTAATTATGGCAATGATGAAAAAGAAAGCTGCGGGTTCCAAGAAAATGGGTGCTCCGAAAAAAATGAACGGCTCAAAGAAAATGAGTGGTTCTAAGAAAATGGGCACCAAAAAAATGTACTGAAATTAATTTTCAGTCTTAGTTTAAGACAAAGGAATAAAATTATGGCAATGATGAAAAAGAAAGCAGCTGCACCTAAGAAGACAGCTTCAAAAAAGACAGCTGGTCTTACAGCGGCACAAAAGAAACTTCCACCTTTTATCCAGGCTGCAATAGCTAAGAAAAAGAAGAAGATGTAATTTAATCACTTCGATTAAAAAGGGCTATGGCTACATGTCATAGCCCTTTTTTTATTTATATCATTACTATATCTCCCGCGGACAAGTTAAAAAATTGAGGGAGATATGTCTAAATTCAAAAATATTTTATCAGTATTGCTAATAACAATAGGTATTGGATTGTTTTTAAATCCAGTTAGTAACTCATCAGTAGCATTGGCTACTAGTGGCGGTGGTGGACCAATCGTATTAGATGGAATGGATCCAGTTTGTCACTCTGGATGGGAAAGTACTGGACAATATATAGCCAAGGTTCTTAAAAAGGTACATGATGGTGCGCGAAATCTAAACAATGGCCATATTGCAATTGTCGGATCTAACGCAACAACCACTTCATGTGGGGCTAACTGGGCCAGTCAATTAAGTGCACAGTTTTTAGTTGAATTTCCCACTGCTCCTATAATTGATTTTTATATTACAGATTCACAAATAAGCAATTTTTTTAGTACTACAATTACGTCTAATCCTCCAGCTGTATTATGGATACCAGATAACTGGAGTCGTTCATCCGGCACTGAAGCAATATTTACAGCCAATGCAGAAAAGATAGCTGACTTTGTTAATGGTGGTGGCGGTCTGTTTGCAAATATGGGATCGTACGGTTGGCTGACTGCACTTTTACCTGGCGCTATCTATAATAATGGAGGGTGCAATGGTGGACCAGAAGCTACAACTGATGGGGTAAATGATTTTGGTTTAACAAATACACTTGTAGCTGCGTGCTGGCATGGGTATTTCACCGGCAATGTAGGAACATTAAAGACTCTTGTCGACTACCCATATCCAGAAGCATCCGACTCTAGAAAGGCTGTTTCCATTGGAGGTGGCAGTGTATCTCTTCCTAGTTCTTTTGTACTATCATATAGTCCTGCAACCCCTCGTGCAGGTGAGCCAATTACTATTACAGCAACGGCTCAAACTTTAGCTGGAGTACCACAGTCTGGAGTCACAGTATCAATGACAGTTTTCTCTGGTCCAGATTTAGGGCAAACCTTTACCGCAACAACTGATGCAAGTGGTATAGCTAACATCACTGTCAACACGGCATCGCAGGGCACGGCAGTTTATACCGCTAGTGCAACGGTTAATGGTGTAGTTAAAGTTGTCTCAATTACGGTTTTATGGGATGCGCCAGCGCCTACTACGACTATTGTAACAACGACGATTACTCCCACTACTATCCCCCTAACTACAGTTCCCGAAACAACTACAACTCAAGCCCCTATCGTAACTGAACCCGAAACTACAACTACTATTATGAATGTTACAACAGTGCCACAAATAATCGTGGAGGAAACCACAACAACAGTTCACGACCACAGTAGTCATGATCATGGGTCACAAGATACTCCGCAGAGCCCACTTCCAACGACAGGGCAAGACGGTAGTTCATCTATGAGTATCGGCGCGTTTTTGATTACTATAGGTATAGCAATATTTATATTGAATCGAAGGACTAGAAAATATGGCAAAGCCAGTTGATAAAAAATGGATTCAAAAAGCCATTAAAAGACCTGGGGCATTTACAGCTAAAGCTAAAAAAGCTGGTAAAACTCCAGCAGGCTTTGCTGCAACAGTTACAAAAAACCCAGGTAGATACAGTAAACTAACTGTACAGCAGGCAAATTTTGCTAAGACTTT